GTTACGAGTAGAACCCGCAAATACCTGTCCACCAATCAAGTTCACAGGCTTTAGGCCGTAGGGGGCCGAGACCGTGGGATAAGCCATTTAAGACTCCTTGAAAAAAATTTTAAGCACCTTTACCAAAGCTAGTCGAGGATTTCCGTTCTTGGAAGATTGGCATCCTTGGGTCACTCTGACGCATTAAATTGTTATCTACAGCTTCCGCTTGAGCTTGAGTTTGTTTAGCGAAATGTGCATTACGCTGTTCCATAAGTTCAATAGGACACTTGCAAAGTAACAACCCACCGATTTCAATTTGACCGGTAAACCGGCTGCTTGGATCGATTAGCAGTTTAAATTTCGGTTGTTCCTCTGACGCCACAGGTTCCCAGCCTTCACGGTATTTACCCGTAATGTTTCTCTGGTCAATGTTGTTCAAAGTAGACACACGAACCCATCGGTACGCATAGCCCGGTTCCTTATCAGGTTCCGGTAGTAGATCCGCCTGTTGCCACTGCTTGGGGCGCTCCTGCGTAGCTCTACTAGTCATCTCGCGTTGTAATCTGTTTTCTGTAGCCATTTAAGCCTCCAATTTAGTCATTTCACGGGCGTACTGCTCATTGCTCAGTCCAAATTTCTTTGCCAAAGCAGCTTGCGTTTTCGTTAATACGACCTGTTTAGAGGATGTACTACGTTTTGCCGGTGCAACGACCGTGCTTGGTTTTGTACGAGTTGGTCTTTCAACCTCATCGTTTTTTGTAGTTGATGCAAATTCTTCTGGGAACCTACGTTCAACTTCTTTATTGATACTTTTGAAATATTCATCAGTACCAATGTATGCTTTGCCGTACCGCATCGTTAACTCTTCGTGAACACCTTCAGCGTACTTGCGCATCGCTATTTTGTTCTGGTCTACAAACCAAGGGTTCTGTGAAACCCAGCTTGCAACCTTCGGGTCCATCTGTTGAGTGGGCTGCGGTTGATATACGGTTTGTACATCATTTTCTGGCATTTGTACAGTGGGTCTGTAACTTTTTGCCTTGTCAAGTTTCATTTCCGCACGTACTAGCTCTCGCTGAGCTTCTAGAAGCTTGTCTGAATCACCAGAGTCATAAGCCTCTTTATAGCTTCGTTCTGCTTTATCTACCTCCATCTCAGCGGATGATTTGTAAGTAGAAATTAATTCTTTTTCGCCACTTTCTATCATGTTTTTAAGTCTACGGTTCTCATCTAGAATCCGTTGAGCCGCAGTTAGAGCCTCTTGCTGCTCCCTAAATGCTGCCTCTTTTGCACGACGTTCGTCATGCCAAGCCTTCTTATATTGCTTAAACTTAACTTTTACATTGTTAGTGTAGTCATCAGACTCATCGGCTTTCTCTAAGTCTTCTTTGATTTCCTCAGTAAGCGGTTCTACAAACCGGTCTTCTTGGGGGGTATCGTCAACTATCTTTACATCTACTTCATCCATGTCTTCCACATGAACGTCTAGCTTTTCAGCTTTTTCGTCGGGAAATTTATATTCTTCAAACTGTCCTGTAGCCATACGGCCTCCTTATTTACGTGTAATGCCGCGAGGATCTTCTACAACACCTTCGACGTTGTCGTCGTAAATGATGCGGAATTCGCGTCCGTGAATCAGTAAGCGTGTACCTGCGTTTGGACGAATCAAAACGAAGTCACCCTTTTTGCACCAAGGTCCGTTAGGAAACTTAGCTTTGTCTGCGTAGCAGTCTGGTCCCATATCGACAACAAATAAAACTGTTGTGAGCAGTTCTTCGATGCGCATGGTTTCATCTGCTTTTATCAAGCCAATTTCACTATCTTCAAACTCACTATCCGCTTCAGGCACAGCGCACAGAATGCGATAACCAGAAGGTTTGGGTAGTTGTTTGGCTTTTTCCTCTTCGTTCTTATGCAGTAGTTGTGTTAAGTCCACTGCTTTAGATAGATCAAGTGTTTCACTCATCAGAATCTTCCATACTCTTTGTCAGGTCTGCAATGAATCGACGAGCCGTGAGTAGACCTGTGATAACCCCACACATATAGCGATATTCTTCAAAGCTCTTAGCACTGCCAGCGCCAAGATCTTCTTCGATACGTTTTATGTTTTCGTCGATTTGTTTTTTAAAATGTTCCGCCGTTTGTAAAACTTCGTACATCACTCACCTTTCTTTGTTGGCCTGTTAGCCATGTTTTCCCTCTGTTGGGCTTGTTGCTCTGCTTGAAAGCGAGCCATCTGTTGTTGGTGTGACAAAGTCAAACCATGTTTGTGCATGTCCATCCCTGCGGTGAACCCTTTTTCTTCTTGTCCGTGATTTCTTTGCTCACGCTCTGCATGTACTTTGGCAGCAAGTTTTGCTCCCTCAGTTTCTTGTTGTGCCGTAATACGATCACGTTCGATCTGTAGTTGTGCTGCCTTGAGAGCCGCATCAGCTTGATCTTTTTGTGTTTTACGTTGTAAGTCCTGTCCTTTGATCTGCAACTCTTGTTGTTGCAACTGGATAAGAGGATCTTGAGACTGTTGTTTAGCCTTATTTTGTTGGGCTTCTTGAGTGTGTTGTTGCAGTAATTGTTGTGCAGCTTGTGCTGCCATTTGAGATACTTTGACTTCCATATCTGGAGCCATTTCTTTCTCGTTTGCATCGTCTTGATGTGCTGGCAAAGTCTGCCCCATCATCTGCTCCATCTGCTTGCGATACTCCATACCCAAATGCTCTGCAATATGGGCTGACATAGCTGCTTGAATGGCTTGAGCCAACTGAGGATTCTGACCAACCAACTCCTGCATGTGCGGGTCTTGCGCCGCAGACATATGCACCGCAATATGTGCTCTATGATCTTGATACAAGAATGCCTTGACTGGTTTGTTGCTAAGGATGTTCATGTTCTCTGTGACTGGGTCACGAGGCTTCATGTCTTCTTGCATCGGTACAAGTTTTTGGTAGTTCTTAATGCCGATCACATCCAACATCTGACGATGTAATAGGGGAAGGTCATACAACTGCGGAGCAGTTTGAGCTAGCTGGAGAACCGCTTGATACTGAACAATCTTCTGAGCCATAGTAGCCGCATTGGGGTCACTCACGGGCAAGATATTCACAGCTTTATAGTCGGATTTCTTAGCCATCCGAGACCCTTCTTCTGGGTCATAGTCATAGTCATCGGGGGCGTTATCGGCGATTATTTCCTTGAGTAACTCAAACTCTTGACGCATTGCATAGTGAATGCGAGCTTGAACTGCGCTCATTGATTTCAAAGTACGCTCAAGGATCGCAAGCGTAGTACCCACTGGTGAACCAGCGGACATATCTGCTACTTGTAAGTCTGCTGTACCGGCAAACCTGCGACCATCTTCTACGATTTGATTTAACAACGCCAACAAAACCTGTGAAGGTTCCTTGTATGGCAAGGTCATGATGTTGTCTTTGATCGAACCGCTTGGAACATCCATGTCCCTGAACTCTCCCGGTGCTATCGGCGTGTCATCACCTTTAGATCTAAGTCCACGAGTTTTAAAACCGCCCGGAAGATTTGAAAGAGTACCAGCATCAACAAGCTGACGAAGAATAGAAGTACCAGACTTGGAAAAAGCACCAATAAGATGAATAAGGCCGAAAGCATAAAATCCAAAGCCCGGGATGTAGGGGTAATGAACGAAGTGCGCACGTTTCTGGTATGTATCATCTTCTTCTTTCCAATTTCTACGAATAGATAAGATCTGTCCAGAAGACTTCTCCATAGTCACTACATAAGGTAGTGCAATACCTGTCTGCTCACCCTTATCTGTCTCATGCTCAAAGCCCGGAAGATCAAGCTCTACGTGCATTTCTAGTAGTTTGAAGCGATCGTCTTGAGTAGCTCTGAAACCTAACTTCTCAGCAATCTTCTTCTCTACTTCATCCATCACACCAGTAGGATCGCCCAGATCAACATCACGGTAGAACCCGTCGTACTGGAGTTTCCTAACTTCGTTTGGAGTCTTGCGCATCACATGCGTAACACGCTCCGCTGCTTCTAGACTAGACGCACCGTATGGCACGACCACATCTTCAGCAGGACAGAACATAGCAACCTGCCGTCCAAGACTAGTATCTTCATACACTTTTTTGAACGCGTTACCAGATAGCCCCAAGCCCCACAACAGACGCTCATGCTCTGGACGATATTCTTTCATCACTTCAGTCAACTGATAGTTCATATCATTTTGAACTCGTTCAGCCGCTGCTTTTGTTTCAGTTGTTTCTTTGCCAATAATCTGTGTCTTGACCGGGCCTGCGGCTGGGAAGGTAGACATCATGGTCTCAGCTTGGAACTTAACAAGTGACTCAGCCAAGAGTGGGTGGAACACACCGCACGCACCGGGCCAAGGCTCCATACGTTCCTCGATCTTCATACCGAGTAACTCAAGACCATCTACATAAGTCTGTATCCAATCTTTACGACTAGATATATCAGTTTCAAAATCGTCTAATAGATCACCCGCTACTTTTAATAGCGTGCTTTCATCCATCTCTTCAGCAAGGTTACGGCTAAAGTTTTCTTCATCTTCAGCTTTCTCCATGTCAATCTCAAAGCCCGGCCCTTTAATATTTACAGCCTCTGGATCTTCGATCGTAATCTCAAGAGGCTCTTCTTCCTCGTCAGCAATTTGGTCGATGCCCAAAGGAGCCTGATATAAAGCCTTGTCTATTGCCATGATGTATCCTTAGTAGTAAGCCGCTTTTTTGCGGTACATATTTAGCATGTTAGGTTCGTCTGGCTCATCTGTGTCCAGTCGTATAAACCCACCCTGCCTGAATCTTAACAGCGCAAGCGTTGTGGAGTCCACTAAGTCGTCATTAGCGCCAGAGGGAAAGTCGTTGCATTCTTCTATCACTTCCTTCGCCCAACGCCTATCCGGAGCGTACACAACTCCCCCTTGGAATAGTGCCGATACAGCGTTCACACGCGCTATCTTGTCTTGACCTTTTCCGGGGGTGAACTCGCCAACAGGTATGCCCATCCTGCGAAACTCCTGATATAGCACAGATCCGTTGGACTTTTTTTCAACCATAAACGCATCTGGCTGCCATTCTTTGTACTGTTCTATGACCATAGCCTTAAGATCAGGGTATTCCATACGTTTCTTGACAGCATTTAACAAAATAATGGCGTAGTTGTTAGTTTCTTCATTAAAAAACACCCCCCACGTCGTCAAAGCGTTATAGTCAGCTCTATTATTAGCTTCTTGGGCAGCGTCGAGTGACATGATGGTAAACTCGCAATGAGGAGGGTCTTCTTTTTCCCAAATTTTCCACCATTCCCTCTTTATTAGAGCACCTTCTTCTGATACAGGGTTCTGCATGTACTGGGCATTCCAATACCGCACATCTAATCCAGCTTTTTTAGCTAATAGTTCCTCTACAGGCCAAAACTCAGGCCAGAGAGCCTCTCCGTCATCTTTAATTGCTGGAAACTCAACCACTTCCCACGGATCTACGTCGTCATTTCGATCCATTTGAGTCACAATTTGACCCGTTAAGTCCAATTTAGACCAACGAGTCATCACTACAATAATCGCGCCTCCCGGCATAAGACGCTGTAGAGGACCAGACTGAAACCACTCCCAAGCAGGAAGAAAGACATCAGGGCGACCAGTTTTTGCGTCTTGTTCTGAATGCGGATCATCGATGATAAAGAGATCAGCCCCCCTACCAGCAAGAGCGCCGCCAACACCGATTGCAAAGTACTCACCATTAAAGTTAGTCCCCCACCGTGATGCCGACTT